CGGCACACCACGGGATTCTCTTTTCATCCTACGCAATAGCTCATCCAATACTGTCTTGTATGCTTTCAATGCCATCTGTCTAGGGTCGGCATTGTTTTTGTTGTGATTGGGGTAGGCGAGGGATGCCACGACACGTTTGCGTTCGAGCTTCAATGGTTCGAGATGAACGTGCCACATATTCCCAAGCTGTTTGCGGCGTGCGTTCTCTGACTTGCGCTTGGCAATGAAAGCCAAACCATCACGCCACAATACCTCCACGACAATCTCGGGTTGCTTGCTTCGGCGTGCGGCGGCACGCATATTGGCAAGCTGAGTGCGGTTTAAATTGGGGTCGAATCGGTTATCCATGTGAACTCCTTGAAAAAGTATCCATGATTTTACTTAAATAGTGGGTAAAAAGAAAGCTATTTTTTTGTTGCTTCCGTGGTTTTACTAATTATCCACACGACAAGACGTGCGTTACGCCATACCAGTACTGGGTTAGCTTTAAAACTGTCCATAAAAACTACCATTTCAGAACAATGAAAAAGCCAAAGGACAAAAAACAAACGGCTTGCTTTCCAAACGCAGAGTGCACACATACAAATACATTCCCCTATATATAAATATATTTAAAATAGTAGATAGTATGGACAGTTTTTGTCGGATGCCCGTGGTTGCTGGAGAAAACGCTGTCTATGGGTGTGGATTTTTGGTAAAACGATGGAAGCTAAGATTTTACCAGTGCTTGCCATCATTTTACCCACAATGGGAGATAAATCTCTCCCAATCAAAGCAAGCTCATCTGTTGTGGGGTTTGCATCTTGTCGAGCCACATCTCAAACGCTTCGTCTGATGCGAACGTTGCTTTCTCGCTGAGCCTGATGCTGTATGCCGTGATGAACTTGTAGTTCCGCATGGATGGGTTTGGGTAGTATTCTTGCAAGCGCCACTCTGTACCTTTGATGGTGAGTGTGCCTACGTCTTTGAGCAGAGGGAAGTGTGTAGAACGCATGATTATTCTCCTTGGTTGTGTTCTTGAATGGTGATGGTTGCATCTTCGACTAACCGCAAGGCTTCCTCGTAAGTGTCAAAGCAGTTGTTGCCGTTCTCGTCATACAAGAACTCATCGCAATCGTGGTCGTAGGGCATGAAGCCTTCAGATGTGCGTACTATGTCAAATCGTTTATTCATGGATAAATCTCCGTTTGGTTTTGGTTGGACAAGAAAAGAAACAGCGGCAAGACAACACGTCTACGCCGCACGGGGAAAAACAACAGGGACATTTGTCCCCATTCACTTGGCGAACGCCTGAGCAACGGCAGTGCTCGCCAGTTTGCGTGCTTGCTCGTACTGGGCACACAGCTTGGCAAGTCTCTCGGCGGCTTTCAAGATTTCCTCGGGGATTTCGATTTCCTCTTGGTGTCCGTTCGACTCCGTGCCGAGGATGTCCTTCAACAGTCGCTGTAATGCTTTGCGTGCCGCCTCATACTTCGCCGCCTCGCTGTCGAGCACCTTGGTGCCCTCGGCTTTGCCCTCGCCGTCTTTGAGCTTGACCCCGTAGAAAGCCGCCACTGTGGGCATGATGGCTGTGCGTACCCCTTCGCGTGGCATACCCTTAGCCGCCTTGGTTGCGTCTGCGATAGCGTCTGCGTAGCCTTTGGCGTGTTGCAGGGCTGTGGTGACTGATGATTGAAGTTTGATGATTGACATGGTGTGTTCCTTTCAAGAACGTATCGGGGACAGTTGTCCCCTTCGTCGTGAGTCATGTGCCCCGAACCGATACCTCTATTGTATGGAAGGGGGTATTCGGAGGTATTACGAGAGTCGAATAATCGAATACCTTAGACCCCACTATACCCCCACCAACCCATATACAGCAACGATGCCGTGCCTGACATGAACACTATTCCCCACCCGTTCTCAGCACTTCTGTAATACTTAATACTCCAGACATCACCCCCCTCAATAAAATTACGCATACCCCCATAAATTTTTATAAAAAATTATAAAATCTCTTGTCCAACACTGGACAACAATCCATAAAAAAACCCCCGGCATTTCTGACAGGGGCTGAACGGTCGAACCAACAACCGAGGAGAAGCAACCGGCAACTGCTGTTGCGGTTGGCCAAAGGCCAATTCGCAACTTGCCGCATCACTTAAAAGTAGTATACACTCCGCGCATCGCAGGTACAAGGGACTTATGCGCTGATGCTAGAACACTTAATTGAATTTGAACCCGAAGTAATTGATTACTCCGGTAAACCTACGCCGCTTGAAAAAGAACATCCGGCGGATGTGATCGACGCCAAGGTTAATACAACCGAGTGGCTGAAAGGGTTGGGTGCGGCTGACACAGATACAGTGGTCACTCAAGCAGAAGTCCAAGCGGCACGCGCATCTTTCACAAACCTCATCTCTTCCGCGCCAGCAGAAATCACGCACGAACATCTAACCCAGATCAAAACGCCTGTTGCAGTGCAACATCTTGTGGGTATGCTGACAGCGTATGACTGGGAATTTGTGCATCAGGCTAGAGAGCTACGTGGTTACACAGTGGCCAAACTGTTGGAAGAATGCGAAAACCCTAACGCCAATATCCGACTAAAAGCATTGGGATTGCTGGGCAAGGTTACGGAAGTTGGGTTGTTCACCGACAAGATTGAAGTCAAAAAGACAGATCTGACCGACGAAGAAATCGACAAGAAGCTCAAGGACAAGCTTGCCAAGTTCATGAACGTGACCGACGCTGAACCAATTGAAGACATAGAAGTAAGCAACCCCTTACCGGCTACCCCAGATGAATCTTGAAAGTCTAACGTTAAACACTGGGGAAATACAGGCAATTCAACGTGCCCTCCCCACTATGAGTCTCAAGGAAAAGATTGAACTCATGGACATGTTAGAAGAACGGGAGAAGAGATATAAGCTGGTGTCTGGACGCACCAACATGCTGGAGTTTGCCAAGCATGTATACCCCGGATTCAAAGTTGGGCCGCATCATAGGAAGCTGGCACGCATCTTCGATGCGGTAATCAGAGGAGAAAAGAAGAGAGTAATTATCAATATTGCGCCGCGTATGGGTAAGTCTGAGTTTTCCAGCTATCTGTTCCCCGCATATTTTCTAGGTAATTTCCCTAATAAGAAGATCATCATGGGAACGCACACAGCTTCCCTGTCCGAAGACTTTGGTCGTCGGGTTCGTAACTTACTGGATGATGAACAATACCATGAACTGTTTCCTCAAACTCTTATTGCAGATGACCAGAAGGCTGCTGGAAAGTGGAGTACTGCTGCTGGGGGCCAGTATTACGCTGCTGGTGTTGGTGGTGCTCTTGCCGGTCGCGGCGCTGATTTATTCGTTATCGACGACCCACACTCAGAACAAGACGTAAAGGCAAACAGCCGACTGGCGTTTGATACAGCGTGGAGTTGGTTTCAAACAGGCCCACTCCAGCGTTTGATGCCGGGTGGTGCGATCATTGTCATCATGACACGCTGGGGTAAGCTGGACTTGACCGGACGTTTGATCGACTACCAAGTAAAGAACCCAGACTCTCCTACATGGGAGATCGTAGAGCTACCAGCCATCCTGCATGAAGGAACAGACAACGAGAAGTCGCTCTGGCCAGAGCAGTGGCCGCTGGAGTCTTTACTAAGTGCCAAGTCTGCAATGGATCCCAAGTACTGGAACGCCCAGTACATGCAGCAGCCGACAAGCGACAACTCAGCAATCATTGCCAGAAAGCATTGGCGCATCTGGCCAAGCGATACACCACCAGACTGTGAGTACATAATCCAGAGCTGGGATACGGCGCACGAGACCAAGAGCACATCTGACTACAGCGCGTGCACAACGTGGGGCGTGTTCTACAACGAGGAAGAGAACAACGCGGCGCAAGTAATTTTGTTGGATGGTTTTAAAGACAGGATGCCATTTCCAGAACTTAAAACTATTGCTTTGAAACATTACAAAGAGTGGGAGCCTGATGCGTTCATTGTGGAGAAGAAAGCCGCTGGTGGGCCACTGATCCAAGAACTTCGGGCAATGGGCATCCCCGTGCAGGAATTTACACCGAGCCGTGGAAACGATAAGATGGTGCGTGTCAACGCCGTAGCCGACATGTTTACATCTGGTCTGGTGTGGGCACCTGACACACGCTGGGCACGCGAAGTGATAGAAGAGGTTGCGTCTTTCCCTGTGGGAGAGAACGATGACTATGTTGACACGACCACCCAAGCACTGCTGCGAGTCAGACAAGGTGGTTTTATCCGTATTGACACGGATGAACCAGACGAACCCCGATTTTTCAAACGCCGGTCTGCGGCGTACTACTAAGGATAAATGATGGCCACCAATATAGACAAAGCTCTGTTCCAACAACCACAAGGTATGGAGTCAATGGCGCAAGACGAGGAACCCATTGAGATTGAAATTGTTGATCCTGAAGCGGTAAACATCCACGCAGGCGACTTGGAGATCAGTATTGGTAAAGGTAAGGACGACACCTTTGACGAGAACTTAGCCGAGACACTGGAAGAAGATGACATCACGTCAATGGCATCTGAACTAGAAGGCGACATTGACCAAGACAAGCAATCACGCAAGGACTGGGAGAAGGCGTACACGGAAGGACTCAAACTCCTTGGCCTCCAGTATGAGGAGCGCACTGAACCGTGGAACGGTGCGTCGGGCGTGTTCCACCCCATGATTACCGAGGCTGTGGTGCGCTTCCAGTCAGAGACAATCACCGAGACATTCCCAGCGCAAGGGCCTGTACGTACAAAAATTCTGGGTAAAGAAACACCTGAGAAACAAGAAGCTGCTGGGCGTGTTGAAGAAGACATGAACTACGAGCTGACAGAAGTCATGCGCGAGTTCCGCCCTGAGCATGAGCGCATGTTGTGGAGCCTCCCGGCTACAGGTTCAGCGTTCAAGAAGGTATACTACGACCCCAACATTGGCCGTCAGATTTCAATATTTGTACCGGCAGAGGACATCCTCCTGCCATATGGCACGTCTGATTTAGATACCTGCTACCGCTTGACGCACGTCATGCGCAAGACAAAGAACGAGATTGTCAAGCTACAACAAGCAGGTTTCTATCGTGATATTGATTTGCCTGACCCGACCAAAGAACAAGACAACATCAAGAAAGCCAAAGACAAAGAAACAGGCTTCTCTGATCTGAACGACGACCGATACACGCTGTACGAGTCACATGTTGACTTGGTGCTAAAGGGCGATGAAGACAAGGGTGACGACGGCGAGCCGACAGGAATCACAAGGCCATACGTAGTTACCCTAATAAAAGGCACGGACGTTGTTCTGGCCATCCGTAGAAACTGGGAACAGGACGATCCACTTGAGCTTAAACGACAACACTTTGTTCACTATCAATACATCCCGGGTTTTGGAGCGTACGGCTTTGGCCTTTTCCATCTCATTGGAGGGTATGCCAAATCTGCTACCAGCCTCATGCGCCAGCTTATCGACGCGGGTACGCTCTCAAATCTTCCCGGGGGACTCAAATCCCGTGGCATGCGCATCAAGGGAGACGACACACCGATTGCACCCGGAGAATGGCGCGATGTAGATATTGGTTCTGGTGCGCTGCGCGACAGCATCCTGCCACTGCCATATAAAGAACCAAGCCTTGTCTTGTCTGGGTTAATGGACAAGATCGTAGATGAAGGCCGCAGGTTTGCCGCCACTGCTGACATGAAGGTGTCAGACATGTCTGCCCAAGCCCCTGTGGGTACGACACTGGCTCTCTTGGAGCGCCAGCTAAAAGTTATGTCAGCGGTACAAGCCCGTCTGCACTACACATTCAAACAAGAGTTGCGTTTGTTGGCCGCGATCATCCGCGACTACACAGACCCTGACTATGACTACGATCCGGTTGATGCCAACCGCAAGGCCAAGAAAGAAGACTACGACCACGTAGACATCATCCCTGTGAGCGATCCAAACGCAGCGACTATGAGTCAACGCGTTGTGCAGTACCAAGCTGTGATCCAGATGGCGCAGATGGCTCCAGATATTTACGACTTGCCACAGCTTCACAGGCAAATGTTGGCGGTGTTGGGTATCAAGGATGCTGACAAGCTTGTGCCTTTGCCGGATGACCAGAAACCAAAAGATCCTGTGTCTGAGAACATGGCGGCACTGCGTCTGGAGCCACTCAAAGCGTTCTTCTACCAAGACCACCAGTCCCATATTCAAGTTCACATGATGGCAATGCAAGACCCGATAGTCATGCAGTTAGTTGGCCAGAACCCTAAAGCTCCGCAGATTCAAGCGGCGATGATGGCTCACGTTGCTGAGCACGTAGGCTTTGCCTATCGCCAGAAGATTGAACAGCAGATGGGTATGCCACTACCGCCCGAAGATGAGAAGTTGCCGCCAGAGATAGAAATTCAGTTGTCCGCAATGATGGCGCAAGCTGCTCAGCAAGTTCTTCAGCAAAACCAACAGCAAGCGGCTCAACAACAAGCTCAACAACAAGCTCAAGACCCTGTGCTTCAAATGCAACAGCAAGACTTGCAAATCAGAATGCAAGAGCTGGCACTTAAGAAACAAGAAATTGAAGGCAAGCTCAGCTTAGAGAACAAGAAACTTCAAGTTGATGCAATGGCCAAAGCTGGTCAACTTAAGTCGCAGAAGCAAGCGGAACAAAACAGTGCAATGTCTGAAGCTGGTTCGCTCAAGCGCCAGCGTCAGCAAATGGGCATGGACTTGATTAAACAAGCTGTGCAACACAAGAACGACCAACAAAGGGAGAAACCAACTAAATGATTCAAGACTTCGCACGCGTATTGCGCGAAAAAATACGTATCGACATGAACAACTATGCAGATGATTGCGCTGGTGGGGCATGTCGCACTTTTGAAGAGTATCAAAAACTTTGCGGGACTATTCAGGGTCTAGCCATCGCAGAGCGCCATCTCCTTGACCTTGCTGAGAAAGTGGAAAAATCCAATGAGTGAAATACTTCTTGAACCGGGGCAGTACGCCCTGCCTGACGCAGTTATACAACTAGACGCGCCTCCCAAAGACGCAACGGACGATGAAAAAGCCACACTGCTTCCTACTCCTACGGGATGGAAAATATTGTGCGCAGTTCCCCCAGTGTCTGAAAAGATTGCTGGTACGGAGCTAGACCTTGTGCGCGACACAGCCACCATGCGTCAAGAAGAGCACGCCACCACGGTGTTGTTCGTATTGAAAGTTGGCCCCGACGCGTATAAAGATTCCGCCAAGTTCCCCGCAGGTGCGTGGTGCAAGGAAGGTGACTTCGTACTCGTACGTACCTATTCTGGTACGCGATTCAAGATTTACGGCAAAGAGTTCCGCCTCATCAATGATGACCAAGTGGATGCTGTTGTGGATGATCCCCGTGGCTTAACCCGCGCTTAACAGGAGACGACATGCCAGAAGCATACAAATTCCCAGACGAGATCGAAGACGAAAAGAAAAATCAAGTAGCTCTGCAAGACGAAGAGGGCGATGTTGAGATTGAAATTGTTGACGATACACCCCCAAATGATCGGTTCAGTCCTAAGCTTGACAAAGAAGTAGAAGACCCGACCGAAGAAGAAATTGATTCGTACGGCAAAAAAGTTCAAGATCGAATCAAAGAACTCACACACGCACGTCATGATGAGCGCCGTGCCAAAGAAGCCTTGTTACGTGAAAAACAAGAGCTTGAGCGCATTGCGCAACACATGTCTGAAGAGAATAAAAAGCTCAAACAGTACGTCAGTACTGGTACAGAACAGTATGGAGTCATGGCCAAGAACGCAGCCGAAGCGGAACTGGACAAAGCTCGGCGGGAATACAAGGCGGCACAGGAAGCTTTTGACACTGATGCCATCCTTGCCGCACAGGAAAGTCTATTTGAAGCTAAAATAAAGTTGCAAAATGCACAAAATTTTCGTCCACCTGCTTTACAAAACGAAAATTATGAGGTACAACCGCGACAACAAGCATCCGAACCGGTGCGAGCTGACGAAAAAACCTTGCGCTGGCAAGCAAAAAACCAGTGGTTTGGCTCAGACGGGTTTGAAGAAGTTACCAGCTTTGCACTAGGGCTGCACCAAAAACTAGTCAACGGTGGAGTAGATCCCCGCAGTGATGATTATTTCGAGCAAATAGATGCTCGCGTGAAGTCAAAGTTCCCCGAAGTTTTCGGTGGTGCTGAAGACAGGCCGAGGTCGGTTGATACTTCCAGTAGAAAACCGGCAGCAGTAGTTGCTCCGGCAACTCGTTCGACTGGAACAAGGAAGATACAGTTAACTCCGACTCAAGCGGCGTTAATTAAAAAGTACAACCTTGACCCTAAGAAATATGTTGCTGAAGTTTTAAAATTGGAGAATTCAAATGGCTGAAAACCGTACCCCTCGTGATGTAGTGTCACGCGAAAAAACTGCTCGTTATGTCTATAAACCATCGAGCACTCTGCCCGATCCAACACCTGAGCCCGGATGGTCGTATCGCTGGATAGCGACACACATTCTCGGTGCTTCAGACCCGACCAACGTATCTCGCAAGATGCGCGATGGCTGGGAACCGGTTAAGGCAACAGATCACCCTGAGCTTATGCTTGAAGGTGCTGCTAATGGCAACGTGGAAATTGGTGGACTCATGCTTTGCAAGATGCCAACCGACAGACTCGCTTCCATCAAGGAGTACTTTGAAGAGCAGAATAAAGCCCAGATTCAATCTGTGGACAATAACTTCATGCGACAAAATGACCCGCGTATGCCGCTGTTTGCCGAAAGACAATCGACAGTCAGCAGAGGAAGCGGATTTGGTTCTGGTTCAAAATAAAGGAGCTTTAAATGGCTTATCCCACGGTCTCGGCCCCCTACGGCCTAAAACCGGTCAATCTGATCGGAGGTCAGGTATTTGCGGGTTCTACCCGAGAAGTACCTATTCAGTATGGCAGCTCAGTCAGCATTTATTATGGTGACTTCGTTCGTGTCATTCGCGGCAATGCAATGCGCTTAGGCATTACAACTGACGGTACCGCACAGGGTATGGTCGGCGTGTTCCTCGGCTGTTCATACACCAACCCACTGACCAAGCAGAAGCAGTTCAGCCAATACTGGCCCGGCGGCACGCTGGCTGGTGATGCTGTTGCTATTGTTTGTGACGATCCTGACACTGTGTTTAAAGCAGTCGTTTGCTCATCTGGTACTACAGTTGCTTCCGGCAGCTACGCCATGATTGGTCAAAACTACGGCTTGTTGGATAACACTGGCAGTACAACAACAGGTAACTCTTCAGTTGCTTTGGCTTACTCTGCCACTTTAACTACCAGCACTTTCCCAGCTCGCGTAGTTGGCGTTGTGCCTGACACAATTGTTCCTGTTTCTGCTACGGGTAGTTCTTCAAGCACAACTATTAGCCTTACAGGTTCTGGTTTGCCAAGTGCTATTCTGCAAGGTTCCGATGTTTCTTATGTGGCTTCCAATGGTCAGATCGTCCGTACAGGCTCATTTGTGACTTCAGGCTACGCTGCGGGTACAGCTTCTATCAGTATCAACGTGGCAACTACGTCCTTGGGTAATACGGCAACAACTATTCCCTCAGGTTCAACAATCGTCTTTACTCAGATTCCAGAGATGCTCGTCAAGATCAACTTTGGTAACCACGAGTATTACACTGCCACAGCAGTCTAAGGAGTAACTTAAATGGCTATTTCACGCGCACAACTATTGAAGGAACTCCTCCCCGGACTGAACGCATTGTTTGGTTTGGAGTACGCTCGCTACGGTGAAGAACATAAAGAAATTTATGAAATTGAAACCTCTGAGCGTTCTTTTGAAGAAGAAACGAAACTTTCAGGTTTCTCTGCTGCACCAGTCAAGAACGAAGGCTCAGCCATCGCTTATGACAACGCACAAGAAGCTTTTACAGCACGCTATAACCACGAAACCATTGCCTTGGGCTTTGCGATTACAGAAGAAGCAGTTGAAGATAACCTCTACGACTCCTTGTCTGCTCGCTACACCAAAGGTCTGGCTCGTGCAATGGCATACACCAAACAGGTCAAAGGTGCAGCAACTTTGAACAACGGCTTCTCCGCTCAATTCGTTGGTGGTGATGGCGTACCTTTGTTCAGCACTTCTCACCCGTTGATTAACGGTGGCGTTAACGCCAACACTCCTGCTACTCAAGCCGACTTGAACGAGACTTCTTTGGAAGCCGCCGTGATTGGTATCGCTGCTTGGACTGATGAGCGCGGACTGTTGATCGCTGCTAAACCACGCAAGCTGATTATTCCGCCTGCATTGATGTTCGTTGCTACCCGCTTACTCGAAACCGAGTTGCGCGTTGGTACAAACAACAACGACATTAACGCAATCAAGAATAACGGTTCAATCCCTGAAGGCTACACTGTCAACCACTACTTGACAGACACCAATGCTTGGTTTTTGACGACAGACGTACCTAACGGTTTGAAAATGTTCGTTCGTACTCCGCTGGCTAACAGCATGGACGGCGACTTTGATACCGGCAACGTGCGTTACAAAGCCCGTGAACGTTATTCGTTCGGGTTCTCTGATCCATTGGGAGTCTTTGGTTCCTCTGGTTCGTTCTGATAATTTGGTTTTAAATAACCAAATGGGGGCCCCCAA